TTGTGAGTTTGGTGCTTTTGGAATGACTGTGCCAGGGACTAAGTTTATTGTATCAACATTAATAACACCATCATCATCAATCTGATAAATACCTGATATAGCCATCTGTGCATTTTCAAGAATCATTTCTATAGTAAGATTACAAGTCTTGATTGCACTAAGAGCATTTAATGCAGGTCCTCTACCATATATCTCACCACTCGCCTTGCTCCATCTAAATGCAATAAAAGGGTTAGATCCTACACCTTTATATATTTCAGACATAATCATTTGTTTATCTGTAATATCAATAACATAATATCCATACTTTTCTTCATTTGGATCATCATATAATCTACAAGATACTTCTAATATTTTTGATTTACCTTCAGGATTTTTACTAATTCTTTCTAACATCTGTGGTGTAAATACACCATTAGGATATGCTACTGTAACATCTTCATTCTTAATTTGTCTTTCTCTATACACATGATCTATTTTACCATCAGGTCCTGCGTCTAATACTACATGAGGTAAAGGTATAGATTGAAACCTAATTGGATTGACTGCATCACCTTCCATAATACATAACACAGCAGTACCAAGAGCAAGATCTATAAAGCATTCATGTATCTCTTGTGCAAAGTTTGAGGTTTGTAATACTTCAAATACATAGTCTGTTACTTCATCTAAAGCATTATTAATGTCATCTTTTTCTTCTTCAGGAACTTCCTGACCAGTAACAAAGTCTGCCCATCTAGCAAAGTTAGGTGTCAATCCTGATTGTAGTCGTGAGGCAAACTCTTGAATACCTACAACTGCTGTTTCATCAAATATTCTGTCATCTCTTCTTTCGCCTATAGTAACAGTCTTGAATCCTTGACGTTGTGGCAAACAAAAATCAAAGATTTCATCATATACATCTTCAAAATGCAATCTATGAGATTTAGCTTTCTCAAAGTTTTGAAGTAAATTTTCTACAGTCTTTTCGTGCATTAGTTGTCATATTCGTTGTAGAAACCTATGCCACCACCTGAACCTCGTAGCAATGATCTTCTACCACTACCCTTTCTCTTTCGAGTTATATTTTCTTCAAGTACATCTTGTCTTGCATCTACTCTTTTTGCAGTTTCAACTTCTTGTTGTGCTTCTCTTTCCATTGTAGCTTCTTTTTCTTCTACTGTAGGAGGAGGTGGCTTTGGACTACTTCTTGGCAAACACATTAGAATCTCCTTACATTCTTGCCCATAAGCCTTGCCTTCTTTGTTGCTTTGGTCTGCGATTAAAGACATCATACTCTACTCGTGCATTAAAAGTTTCAATCTTTTTATTCATGCCTAGTACCTGCCTTCCCTCACCTGACCCTAACATTAAATACTGCAAAGCATCATGTATATGTGAGTATCTATCTTTCAGAGGTTTATCTTCATATCGTTCTCCTGATACTTGAAGTCTACGATATTGATAACCCCCCTCAAACCCTTTTACCAATTCTTTACACCTAAAGTCAATCAAAATCCCTGATAACCCATCTACCATACGATTTAATACAGATGATACAGACTCTATTCGTAACGCAACATCATTGCTTTGCGTAGGTCTAGCAGTTAATCCTGCACCTCGCAATATCTGAAAAGGTGT